CTATTTAAGTCCTGCCTGCTTAAGTACTGAGTTAGCCGTTCGTATATCGACATCTCCTCTATGGTTAGGTATCGTTACTTTTCCTGCTTTAGTTGGATGCTTATATTGCATATGCGAACCAACTTGCTTAACGAGATACCAACCGTCATTTCTTATAAGCTTATCAAGCTCTCTGACAGTCATCAACTCATCTCCTTCCTTGGTATCTTATCTATAATTATATTATACACATTATGCGCATAATGTCAATATTTTATGCGCATAATGTGTGTTTTTATATGCCAGCAGTGAAATGATAGAAACAGAAATGGATGAGTAGGAGTTTCTACCTTATTTTATAGAATTCTTATCACATTATAATATTAAACTCTTTCAATGTTACGGATATTTATTGCACTTGTTACTGTATTACCAATACCAATTACTGCTCGATCACCATTAATCTGAATAACATCATATTCATCATAATAAAGGTTAAATGCCCGGTCAGTGTCATAATCGACATTGAGAATAACTCTTACTTTATCGCCAACTTTTATATCTGCATTATCACAGCCTTCACCATTCGAATTGTCGCTTGATATAATACAGCCATCGTTGACCCAACCTGTTCCGTTATTGATAAGATAAGGATTTAACACACCCGGAATAACTCTCGTTATAGTCCCACTAGTAAAGCCATTCGCTGGTACAAGTCCATCAGATGATGTTGATGAAGCATATATTGTGTCATATGTCACGAAATCTCCCTCATTATACTTTGTTGTATCTGCATCAGGCTGTGGAGTTGGCTCTGTTGGCTGTTCTATTAAAGGAAGTTCACCATAATAATAGTTCATATCAGTTCTGTCTGATGAACCATTAACAACACCATCTGATGTATATTGCCATATTAAACAATCCATTGATGGTTCGTCTATTTCCCAGTGTGCAAGCCATCTGTTAAATCCTTCAAACGCTGTAAACCTTTCATCTTCTAAAATTCTGTTGAAATACTCCCAGTTAGCATATACTCCTGTTAAATATCCAGCTTCTTTAATTATCTTCATAAATTCAATACAAAAATCTGTAAGAGCTGCACCATTTTCTTTTGGACTAAATCCGTGCTGTTCTTTATATCCATCAGCATCTTCCATATCAAACCATATACCAAGTACAGGATTAAATCCCTCAATCATTCTTAATGCGTGTGCTGCTTCACTTCTTACTTCTTTAATTTCAAGCGCATATGAATAGATATATACACCATATGGAATGCCTAATCTTTCACATTCCTGCATATTTCTTATTGCCTGCACATCATCCTGGCTTTCTGTATCTGAGCCATATCCAATCCTTATCATAGCGCATACCACACCATCCGCCTTAATAGTATCCCAATCCAAATTTCCATTATGACTTGATACATCAATACATTCTACTTTACCCATTGCTTATTCCTCGCTTTCTTTTTCATCTTTAATATTTTCTAATTCCGCTTTCTTTTCCACCTGACTCTTAAGATTGCTTACAATAGGCTGTAAAAATGGTGGAAGTGTAACACCTATATCACTTACGTTTTCTAATATAGATATAATTTCATTGCAAATAAGCCATATTGCCACTATGCAGGCAACTAAAAATGTAAATGGCAATGTTACCATATTTATTGGTTCTTTGGCTATATCGCCTATTGTTGAGAATATATCGCTAAATGTATTAACAATATCATTCCACGCATCCGACCAGTTTCCACTAAAGACATCTTTCACGAATGCCAATACATCATCAAAGACTGATAATACATCCTTGATAATATCCATTACATTTCCAAACTTTTCCGTTGCAATATCTGATATCCAGTCCATTACAGGTGCTAATTTTGGAATAACATTGGTTATTATCCAGTCGATAACCGGTTTTAATATGTTTTCCCACAATGCTTTAATAACATCTGCAACGTGGCCTATAATGTCAATTACCTTTGTCATCAAAGGTTCAATGTGTGAGCTCCATATTTCTTTCAGTTTGTCAGCTATGTTGTTAAGTACTGGAACGAAATATGTATTATATACATCTAACAGCTTGCCAAATGTATCACTAAGACCTGTTTTTACAGTGTCAAATAATGGTGAGATATGCTCATCATACATCTGTACAGCTTTATTACAGGTTTCTTCAATTACAGCCGTTATCTCATCTAATACATTCCTAATAGGTTCCAACGTTGATTCAAATGCCTGCTTGATTTTATCTGTATTTTCTACAATCGGGTCTACAAGCGTTGAAATCAAATCTGCCACGAATTGGTTACACAGGGACACTATTGTGATAAATGGATTAACAAAAATTGCTATCAAATCAGCAGATATTCCCTGTGCTGCATCGCCTCTGAATATTTCAGATATTTGTGAAAGGAACTCTGAAAAATCACCAATCTTATTCCACAATACAGCCCTCGCATCAAACATTTCAGATAATCTTATCTTAATAAAATCCTTATTAGATGATAAATATTTATCTATTCCACCTAACAGATTCTCACTTATTGAAGCACCAATATTTACAAAAGATCCTGTTATTCTACCCGCATTCATTACTATGCTGTCAAAGTAATTCTTCGCAGAAGCAACTACATTTCTATCTGTAAATATATCTATAAGACTATCTTTAATGCTTAAAAGCAGTTTTCGCTGTCTCTTGATGCTTTTCTCAAAGTCAGTACCTAAACCTTTTTTAAAGCCTTCCTTGAATGTTGTAGCAATATCTTCTATTATCCGCTTGAACTTGTTAAGTTCATCTCCCGCTTTTCCAATTTCATTAGATACATTAGTACCCATTCCGGATACTGAACCCGATGCTGTGCCAGTACCTGCTGAACCAGACAAACTGCTATCATCTGTTGGCTCTGTCAGCTTATTTATCTGGTCAAAGCCTGCAAGCGACTTTTCTATATCTTTAGCAGTCTTCTTGGCTGCACTTCCTATATCACCTACATTATCCGCTGTGCTGGATGCATCATCTCCTATACCAGCTATATCCGAACTTATCGAACCCATAGAGGTTGATACATCTGCTCCTGTGAGCATTTGCACGAAACTGGCAAATCCATCTGCCACTTTCTGCAATCCTGCAAGCAGACTATTAAATCCACGCAGAATAGGTGTAAACAATGCTATGAAGCCTTTACCTAGACTTGCCTTTAACTGCTGAAACCTTAATGTAAGTATTCTTGTCTGATTCGCCCAGGAATCCTGTGTCTTAACAAAATCTCCTGTGGCATTGGACAAAGCACTTGTAACGTACTGATAACGCAGCATTACTTTTTCCTGCTCTGTCATCTTGGCTGTAGTTTTACCGAAGCCGTTATTAAGTGCATACTGGTCTAAGTTAGTCTGAGTCATAATCACGCCCAAGTCCTTGAGCGTTTCAGTCTCACCAGTCCAGATAGATTTCAGCTTTGTATATGCTTCGTCCGTTCCAAGATTATAAAATGATGCAACATCACCGGTTAATCCTGTAACATTTTCAGCCATATCCAATGCCGCCTTACCTGTAATACCCATAGCATTACTCATCTGGCCAAACACACCCATATACTTCTTGGCCGATAATTCCGATAAGCCAAAGTTAGTCATAGCATTGGAAGCCCACTGGTCTGCCTGCCAGCTTAAGTCCTTAAATGCTGTATCTACGACATTCTGTACTTCTGTTACATTAGAACCTACTTCTATGCAATCTTTCGTAAACTTAGTAACTGCAGCTATACTTAGTCCTGCAGCTATCTTCTTACCAAGCCCAGAAAAGATAGTTGTTGCCTGCTTAGCTGCCTTATTAGAAGCTCCTGTAAGCTGATTAACTATCTGTGAACTATCTATTCCAAGTTCCAGAGCTATCTGACCTACTGTATCTGACATTCGCCCTCCTTTCTGACACAATTAAAAAGCTGCCTACTTCTTTGAGTAAGCAGCCTTAAAATCTCTTTGTAATCGTGTCCAATGTTCTATATACTGTGGTGTTCCTACCACTCTCTTATTACGTTTCAGAAGCCAGTCATTGTGTATCTTCTTCTGTTCCTTAGTAAAGTTCCTTATGACTTTCATATCTTTTTCTGCCCTTATGCTCACCACTCTGCCAAGCGGTGTCTCTGGCATTATTCCTGACAATAAAGAACAAAATTCCGCCCAAGACATATCATCTTCCGTTCGCAATCGTATGCCATACTGTGACAGGAAGCTTGACTCTATCAATTCCCAGTCATCATATATGTCATAATATATTTCACTATGAGGGTGTATTCTCCTCTCCATATGTGCCTGTGGCAACACCCATTATTGCATTATACATTTCCTTATATTCTGGAAGCGGTAAGTCCATAGCCTCAATCTTATCTGCTGCCTCTTTGCCAATAAGCATTTCAAGAGCCTTTGTTATAAATCCCATTCCGTTGTCACTATCTTTCTTCTTTTCAGCCTCAGCAGCCATAGCCTGTACATTAAGAATTGTGTTCTTTCTGTTATTCACAGTTACCACTAAGTCATCAGTAATACGAACCATAGGTAACTGGTTTGTGATCTTCATTGATATGTCTATTACTTTAAAATCTGTCTTTGCCATTATTCAAATTCTCTCTTTCTTTTTTATTCTGTATATGGAATATATGTTGGTTTTCCATCTGACTGTGCTTCCCATTCAAGTGCATCAATGCTTGTTGAGTCTCCTCCAAGGGAAGTTACATTTATAACTGCTGGGATAAGAAGCTGGTCAAGGTTTGGGAAAATAATTGAAACCCAGGTATTACATTCCTGTCCTGTCTTTAAAGCCAGGCTTGCGATATAATCATTACCTTCATCACCATAATTACGCTTACCACCCATAGTCATACCCAATGATTTACCTGTTGTAAGTCTTCTTGTCCAGCCTGCCTGATCCATTGGATTCCATTCTTCAATTGTTCCATCTACGGATATGCTTAAGCTCTCTGCATCTTTTACAACCTTTGTTTCTACTGTTTCCGGTGTATCTGTGCTCTTTCTTCCTGTTATGCATACACCGAACTGAATTGTATGCACCGGATTAACGCCAGTAAGAGGTGTTGCTCCTGCATTATATCCAGCTAATTTAGTATTCTGTGCCATACCTTTACCTACCTTTCATAATAAATATCTAATTCTATTACACTCTCAAAGATACCTTTATCATCTGTCCCTACATCCACAGGTCCATCAACCTGCATTTTAGTAAATAGAAGCTTTGTATCATTGATTATTTTATTGTTGGTGTCTCTAAGCATATTATAGAGCTGTTCCGAGGTTTCTTCTGTATCTCTTACACTCTTATTCCAGTGTACTAATATACTTACAGACTTAATACGATAAGAGCTGTTATTTAAACCTCCTACAGCCATCTGCAGAGGTCTTTGTCTGTTAAGATTATATACTCCTATGCTCTTATCTTTTTTATTGTCAAGCTTGCCGCAATATACATTATTATTGTCTGCAATGCCAAGACCTGCTATATAATCTCTTACATCACCTATTCCTAACATCATAACCCCGCATTCTTCTTGTATAACTTAGCAAACGTATCGGGAGCAAAATTTCTTTTCTTACCATCTTTAAGATAATCATCGAGCCACCTGCCCTTAGCATTTGCATTTCCTTCGTGTCTTTTACCTTTATCATCTACCCAAGGTGATTGATGGAAGTTATATTCAGGATGATAATATAACCTTCTTACATATGGCGTGCTTGATATAAGCTCTACCTTGCCATTGGCTATATCCTGTGTATATACAAATGTGCTTTCATTTTGCAGTGTACCTGTATCTCTAGGCATTACCTGACTTTGAACTACATTCGTATGTATTGCTTCTGCTGTCTGTACTAATGACACCTGTGCTGCTGCCGTAAGCTTCCTTAACATAGGCATATTAAGCTTTACTGTTGACTTAACATTCTTTGCCATTACATCACATCCAATCTTACATAATTAACTGTACCATCCGGATTACGACACTTTGTACCCTTGTATATATGTCTTGTTACACCGAACACCTTTATATCACCTTTTGTAATAACAGGAAGATCCGGTGCAATATCTCCAGGTATCAAAGCACATCCTTCAAGTTGTATAAGCACCTTTTCTGCTGTTAATTCTGTCTTACCGCTGTCCTGATAGTTACATAAGCCATCCCATATAACAGGCTCAAGAGGCTCTCCATAGACATTCCTGCCTTCCTGCTCTATCTCTACATGTATTTCTGTCTTACACATGCTCTTTAATATCAAGCAAGGGTATCTCATACTCACACCCCCAGACTTAAGCAGCACAAGCCTGTCTGGCAAAGCACCCGGTATGTATCACGCTTTACAGCAATTCCATTCTGCACAAGAACATTCCAACTGCTGCCAAACTGCATAGATACTCCATTTACAGCATAATTCTGTAAGACACAATTAATCATGTCTTCATTCTCATACTCAAAATCAGCCATATCGCAGCATACATCTATGATTATTGCCTGCTGGAACTCTGTCAGATTATCAAAGCCTCTTGATGTTATACGATTAAAAGTAAGCGAGTCGATATGACGGCTCGCCTGTTTTAATCTTCGTTCTATCTGTTCATCCGGGATAAGATTATGCTCACTCAGGTACTGTTCTTTACTTGCATATACCATAGGCTCACGCTTCCAAGGCAGCTCTAATCTTCTTTATGATGCCTTCCTGTGATGTTGCCTGTCCGATATCTATGCCCTTATCCTTTGCAAATGCAGTTAATTCTTCAACTGTCATAGCTGTTAAATCGACTGTTTCCTGCTTTTCTGTCTTAAGTGCATTAAGTTCATCAAGTACCTTCTTATACTGCTCATATGGAACAGTCTTGCCTCTTCCATAAGCTATAACGTTGCCATTATCATCAACAATATCATAGCCATCAGCAATATAGCGCTTCTGCTCCTGCTCCGCTATTGTATATTCCTTATTAGCTTTTACTGCCTTCATCATATGCCTCCTATTCTCCGTCTACATTCATAGCACAGCCGTCTGCCTTTTTCTCAAGTAAGAAAAGGTCGCCATAGCAACGATTCTGATAAAGGTAGCCATCTGCTGTCCTTGAATCTGTTCCTGGTGTGAAGAGCTTGATGTAGCTGTACTTATCACGACAAACTACGCAAGATGTATGAATAAGGATCATATTAATCTGCTTAGCTGTTCCAGAAGCAACACAGCCCTCTGTAAATTCATACTTTGTCTTCATTCTTGCAGATGGTACGCTCTTAAGCTTTACATCATCAAGGCTGTGTACCTTACGATTGACTGCATTAGAGCCACCTGAGACATCCATAGTTCTCTGTATTCCCTCTGCCTTCTTGGCAATCTTCATCATCTTAGGAGTAAGATAAAGGATCCTGCCTTCCTCTGGAACACCAGCCTCGTCCATAGCTTCCATCATATCATCAAATACATCTAAGAAGTTAGCAACTGTAATAGCTGTTGTGTTGATATTGCTCGCCTTATATGTATTAAGCTCTGAATAAAGCTTAGAGAATCTGTAGCTATCCTTTTCAGGAATAGCCTGCTCTGTTTCAAATGTGTTCTGAATGTTAGCAACTGATAATGTTAAATTAGTCTCATCAATATCCATTGGATCCACAAAGAACTCTATATCTCTATCGTGAGATAACTTCTTTGGCTCCCAGTCATTGCTTAGTGTACCAGCATTAAAGCCTGGTGTTCTTGTGTGGTCTTTATAACCACTTACTGTCATTCTTGGTAACTTGATTGTCTGTGCATTGATAAATGTTACCTGTGGATTAGATTTTGTTAAGTCATCTGAACACAGCTCCTTTTCGTATTTCTGCTGTAAAAGCTGTGTAAATGTTTCTGCATATTCATATACTGCCATACTTTTTTACCTCTTTTCTTATAGTCCGAAGGCTTTCTTTAAAGCCTCCTCGTTACTCTGATTATTATTTCCTGCTGGAGCTCCAATCTGAAAACCAGAATTGTTCTCCGTACTTGGTTTTAATGCTGGTACATCTTTAAGGACCTGCTCTAAGGAAGCTTTAATATTATCCTCAGAGATTTTTCCGTCTGCATCCTTAGCTTTACTAAAATCAGCCATTTTAAGGACATACTGTAATGTCTTTACATTAATACCAAGTTCTACTGCTACCTTTGTAGCCGCAAGCTCTATACGAGCCTGTTCAGCATCTTTCTGTGCCGCCGCCACTTCGTTCTGAAGACTAGCGTTAGCGTTCTGCTGCTGTTCTACCTGCTGCTGTTTATTCTGCTTAAATGTTGCAATAGCCTGGCTTACTTCCTCCTCGGATAGTCCCTGCTGCTGGAAATAGCTTTTAAGCACAGCATTTTCTTTCTTGGCAGTTGCGGTGTCTAACATACTCTGTATTTTGTCATAGTCAATTCCAGACGCCTGCTGATTATTCTGACCACCTTGCTGTCCTGCCTGTCCATTATTGTTACTTCCAGCGTTCTGGTCGCCGTTACCATCTCCGCCCTCTGCGAAGAACTGTAAATTAATAGGTAATGTCTTTCTCATCACTCTATCTCCTTTCTTCCGTTTACCGCTCGTCAGCATTTTCCTAAAGTTTAGTGCCATTAAGTTTTGGGCATATAAAAAGGACACCCATTACTGAGTGTCCCTGATATTAATATTAAATTGTGTTTATGCAAAAGCTATATCAAGCATCTTAATTATCATATCCGCTGCTCTTTCTGCTCTTGCATTGTAAATCTTATAATCTGGGTTATGTATTAAATCACCCTCTCCTTTATGAATGAAAAAGTGTGCCAGTATATAGGCTAATTCATAATCAACCTCTTCCAATGTCATATTACTTTTCATTCCTATCCTATTACCCTTTAAGTAACTTGGTGATGCCTTAAAGTCATAGCTCCTTATTTTCATATTATTCTGTTCTGCAAGCTGTGTAAGCACCTTGAATATTAAGATTGGATTTTTCATTGTAACCTTGTTAAATGGCTTCTGCGATTTTATTATCTCTGTACTCTTTTCCTTTGCTCTGAAATAAAAGTCTACCAGATAATCATATACTTGCCACGCTTTATCTGTGTTAAGTGATTTGGCGTGAAGAAGTGCTCCTTTTTCTGTCCAAAGATATAACGATTTAGCATATTTAAGGGAGGATTGAAATTCACTCCTCGTTTTTAACTGCCTTAATTCCTCTCCTGTAACTTCAATATAATGTTTATTACAACTATATTTATCTTTATTGTATCTAAAATTATATTGAATTATCTTTGGGTCAACCCCATACATTTCTGATAATTGTTTAGTAGTTAATACTCTCATTCCTCTTACTTCTGTAATTTGTGGTAACTGCATAAAAATACCCCTTTCAAATTTGCTTGAAAGAAGTTCCCCAAAATGATATGATATATTTATCAGTGGGAAACCTCTGGTCTTTTAGAGATTTGTTTGTGCTTGGTCGTGCGACAAATCTCTATTTTTTTATTTCCTTAGCCTTCTTAATACCCATTCTGATTAATTCAAGTAATGTATATCCATTTTCTTTAGAAAAATGATTTATTTCCTCTTTTTCCTCTTTTGTTACACGAATATACAATCTCTCATTCATAGGATTATCAGACTTCGGTCTTCCTGTGCGTGAATTCATTTCATCACCTCACTTTTTGTACGCACTTTTATTATATTGATGTGCGCACAAAAAGTCAAGCGTTTTATTGACATTTCCATTGTCTTATGATATGTTAAATGTGTACTTAGGTACAAACTCTAATGAGCGTATAGCTTAATGGATAAAGCAATTGTCTAACTAACAATCAGATGCGGGTTCGAGTCCCGCTACGAAAACAACAAGCATCCTGATGAGGATGCTTTTATTTTTGTTTTCTTGACGAATTATACATTTCATAATTTAGTTTTATATTCTTCTCTATAGCACCCACAGCTTATTTGCTATGCGTGCTTATTAACTAATATTAAATTGTGTTGCACCGGCGCAACTTGGGTATAAAAATACCACCAATCTCTCGACTGGTGGCTGTTAACTGCTTATATATAGTATGAAGAAACTATTTGGCAGGCGTACGCTTCTCCTGCATCTCTCGGGTTTCCCCTGTCATTACCATCGGCGTGTGGATCGTACGAATTCTTCCACCTCAAATAGTTTTTCCCTTACTGTATGTATATTATATAGCTTTTATTCTTTTGTAAAGAATAATTTTATTTACGAATTTTATTTCTTATCAATTTAAGTGTTGATATCTTCTTAATTTAGGATATAATATAAATAAGATATCTTAATAAGGCATTGATACCTTGCCCCCTTTGGGCGAGGCCATCAATGCCTTATTTTCTTTTATTTATGCTCTGCAATATTCACTCTGTCCCTGTTCCCAATCCCATCTCTTTACTTTTTCAAATGCTTCAATAGCCTCTTGAGGTGCATTTTCCAAATGGCATCCAACAACATACGGTTTATAAATATCAACTAATTTTTGTATTTCATCTGGATATTCTACTGGCATAATTTACCTCCATTTCTTTTTATTAACGTCATATATTCTGCTTCAACTTTATCATATCTTTCTCGTAAATACTTAATTTCTGCATAATCACTTATCTTACCCACATTATATTCATTTATACCAAGTGCGTCACTTGATATATAAATACACCTATATTAATAATTAAGAGGTTTACCTGCTTTTATCCATTCTTCAAATGTTATATCTTTAGGTAAAATTTTCCAATTCTGTAAAACTTTAAATGTTGTTCTATTATTTTTTTCTATTTCCTCATCAGTTCTCTTCGGTGGATTTATAAATCTCTCACGATCTTCTTTTGTTAATTTTTGTTTTTCCTCCTCCGTAAAATTAACTTCACTAAGTTCCATCCTAAGTTTAAAACATTCTTCTGGAGAAAGTTCTTTTCCTCTTTGCATTTGCTCTGCTTCTGGTAGTAAAAGCCATTCTCTTGCTGTTAACTTCATTTAATCCGCCTCCTCTAAAAGAATATGCCAAATCTCCCCGACTAATATTTTTGAAATAACTTTAAATTTACTATTTCGCTCATAAAGGACTTCATTTTCATTTAAGCCAATAGAACTTATATCTCGCCCATTTTTGGTATTTTGTATATAAATTTTTATTTTTGCTAAATCATTATATCCTTCTGTCTTTGATGTACTCCAGTATTGTTTAATTGTTATTATTGTTCCTTCAACATATTCACTTACAAATTCTTTAATTCTATCTTGCTCATCCTTCCTGTCAGAAAAATCAACAGTTCTTATTAAATTTCCATTGAATTTTGATATTTTTGACAGTGCTACATCTAAATTGTTTACAAGTTGTTTATGTTCTGATTTTAAATTTGATAAATCATTTGCATTTCTTAAAACATCATTTATAATATATGCTTCAAAGCTCTTATATTGTGTAACTGCTTGTAATTCTTTATCTGATAAATTCATTATATCATTCTTATGCAATTCCTCAATATGTTTTTCAGAACTACCATTAAATAATATACTTTGCTCCCACTGTTCCTTTCTAGCCGCATACATCTTCTTGTTATCCGGATCTAAGGAATACTTTGAAAGCCTGTCGAACTGCTCAACCATCCTGCCTGCATATTGCCGCTTCTGGTCCTGCTTGTAATCTTCCTTAACCTGCTCAAGCTCTTCCTTGGTAAACTTACTGTCTGGCTCTTCATCCAGCTCAGGGAAATATGTTGTATGTACGTCTTTGCAATTTGGATGGTACAACCCCGCAGCTATTGCAGATGACATAAGCGGATAAGGACCATCAGATGCCTTACCGCCACTCCATACATCATCTATAAGTACTTTTCCAACAAATGGAAGGCACTTAGGACAGGCATTAGCACGCTTATTCATAATAACTGTACTAATTCCCCAGGACTGTCTCATCTCTCCCTCTCCGGTTAGATATGCACGCTTACTGGCTGTCTGAATAGCCATTCTGGCATAATCCTTTACTGTATGCCTGCTGCCATTCGCATATTCAATACAGTTAATACCAGCTTTAAGAAAATCTCTTGTAGCCATATCAACTGCTTTCTCATATGTTCCTGCACCTGTATTTGCAAACGCTTGAGCATTGAATATTATCTGCCGGTATTTATCCTCCGACATTCTTAACATAGAATGTTCAGCTCTAGTAAAATCTGCCTTTGTAGCTTTTATAAGTGCCTCTAACTTCCTGGTATTTAATTTAAAAAAAGCACCCTCAGTGCCCTGTGACACTTTGGATGCTTTAAGCCCATTTTTAATTGCCCTTAATATCTTCTGTTCCTGTTCTGTACCGCCTGTCTGCCTTGCCGTAAATATCATTGCATCTATCGAACCATTTATGTCACTGAACTTACTCTGGAAACGCTTTTTATTGTCGGCTTTGTATTTTTCCAATACTTTAAGCTGTTCAACCTGCCATTGCGACCAGTTAAATCCAAGTTTATCTTCTTCCGCTCTGTGTCCGTCAAGATTTCGTATCATAGAAGCAATCAGCTCATCTTCTATAGCTCTAAAGGCTTTCTCTATATCGTAATCAGTGTTAAGTTCCATACATTACCTCATCTGATAGCTTGTCCGGACTGAAAAATCATCTGCCTGCATATTAAGTGCCGGCTCTTCCATATCAGATATACCCTGTTCAGCCTTAAGCCTTGCAATCTCTTCCTGCTTCCATTCATCATCCTTGGTATCTCCATACAGCTCATCAACAGATGCCTCTATGCTCATAATACCGCCCTGCTTTGCCTTGCTGACTGTTTCTACCTGGCTCTCAAAGCTTGGGTTCGCATATTCGCCAAATGTTACATCTATATCTGTATCCTTAATTGGTGTCTTATGAAATGTATCCATAGCCTTAAATACTATATCTACAAGCTTTGGCAGCACCTTCTGCAACTGTCCTACAATGTTATTTCTGCTGTAAAGCGTTGTTTTCTCTTTCTCCCTCTGTGCTTCCGCATTATCCAGCTTCTTAACATCTATACCCAGCGTTGATGGGCTCATAATCCCTTGTAAACAAAGGTCCAACGCTGTTATATATGTTGCAAGGTAGCTCTCGTGGGGAATATTACCCTGCACTAGGTCTATTTTATTGGTTTGTCCCTCTTTCATACTTGCCTCTGTACTTATATAAGCATTATCAAAGGCATTGGGCTTTAAAACCTTTCCTGTGTACGGATTTCTTGGGAGCATATTTTCTGGAATGTATTCCTTTGTTCTGTTTTTCCTTAAGGCATCCATCCACTGTGACCAAGCCTCATCTAGTGCATCAAAATTATCTATTTTAGAATCGAATACACTCTTGCCTCTGCCCTCATATTTAGCTGATTTGTAAAACATCATAGGAACTGCCATCATAAAATTGTCATTCCATACTACGTCTGAAAGCCCTGTAAGCTCAGGCACTGTATCTAAAGGATATTCCCTGTTTCCATTTACAAGCTTATATCTAACATATCCTATTCCATAATGCTCAAGAAGAACATATTCCCTTGTTCCACTATGGTACACTGTCTTAAAAATGATTTCTCTTACCCTGCCACGGTCTCTTATAATTTCTATCTTATCTCCCGGATAAAATTCTATTATTGGATATTGGCTTAAGGTTGTATCGAAAGATATTTTAAACGCCCCATCTCCTATATAGAGTGCTTCTGTAACTGCCTGTTTTACCAGTTCTATAAAATCATTTTCTTCTGCAATCTTGTCCCATTCTTCCTGTCTGCTGCCAGTGTCTATTAAATTCATATCATCTGTTACTATACTGGCCAGTATATCGCATAACATAGCAGGGAGACCTACGTGTATCTTTCTTATCTCCATACCTATTGTACAGGATGCAGACCAGAACCTTGTCTTGTCACCATCTATCTGGCTGTATAGCTGTGACAGTTCTTCACTCTCACCTCTGTACCATATCTGGTTCTTTATGGCATTTCCCTCATAATCAAGAGTTTCCTGTATGCTTATGGATCCATTAACAGCCGGCTGTATACGCAGCCACGTCCTTATTCCTGTTCTTACCTTTTCTGCCATACTTGTAAATATGTTCACCTCACTCACACTCCTATGTCTTATTCTCTATTCCTATCTTGTCGCGATAAGGAATCCAGCCATACTGTACACTGTTTACCATATGGTCGTTACCGTCCTCTGGCTCACAGTCCTTATCCTCCAGCCACGAATACACCTCTAATTCAGTCTTGTAATTCGTACAGGTATCGACAATATAAAAGCTTGGCTCTCTGCCCTTCTTATCATTAAAAGACATCCAGCCAAGCTGTAGATTAATTCTGTCTATTATTGTTACTTTCTTATACGCATTATTAAATATATACTGGCAGTCAATATGTTCTCTTTTATACTTTGCGAACTCTGTTATTGTTGCCTGGTCCGCATTATCAACAAACACATTCTTTGACATTCCACCCCATTCTTTTCTGTTACGCTCCAGAAAGTCAATGTAATTCCTTACCGTATCACTGGGAGCTATTGGAATATCAAGTTCTGCATTGTTATACACCTTTTCATCCAGCACTATCAGCTTACCTTTATTAGTTATTCCCATAAATGACATAGCAATAGTATCTGGACTCTTGGTTGAATAGGCTGTATCAAGACCACTGGTAAATATTATGAAATATTCGTCCTGTGTTACATCAACTTCACATCTGATGTATTCCTTAGCCTGCTCTTTGGTAAGAATATGCCTATTGCAGAAATTAGAAAAGACAAGGCCAGTTGCCTTGCCTCTTAATCCTAATATCTTATTCTTGTATATCTTAGTACCAGGCGGATAACTCAATTCCTTCTGTTCTATCTTCTCAGGTGTCATAGATATATTATCTGTCATCTTAAAAAACCAATATACCCAATTTTTAATAGGCTTACATTCATTCAGATCTTTCCATATTTCTTCTGGCACATCTGCTTTATACTTATCAATCGGTCTTGCGTGGTTAATATACTCGCTATATATAGGCAGTGTAGGCGTATCTGGATTGAGCGTTCCTACAAAGTATTCAGAACGTCCGAATATCTCTCGTATGAAGTCTATATTAGCTGTGTTGCACTCATCCACCCATACACAGCCAAACTGGCTTCCAAGTGCGTTTTTCCACTTACTGACATTATCGTAACCCAGAACATATATTATCTTTGCACTACCTGTTTTGAATTTAATGTGCGGAAGTTTATTCTCTTTATCACCGTTACCACAGTATTCCAGATTAGGAAATATCTGTAACAATCCCATATCTGCATTTATGATATTCTTCTCAATTACACCTGTTGTATTACCTGCAATAACGTGCAGTTTCATATCTGACTCAACTACATTCATAATAAACTTAACGGCAACAGTTGTTGTCTTTCCGGATGCAGTTGAACCCTCTAAGAACTCTGCTCTTGCTGGTGTGTCTATGTAATCCCAGTACTTATCACTTAGAAGCATCTGGCTCACCCCTTGCTTTACGCTGTGCTAATAGCTCTGCGAGTTCATTTTTAGCTGTGTCATTTACATTTGCTTCTATTCTCTCAATAGGATTAAGTCCTGCTCTATCCATTAGATCCTTTGCCGCAAGATATGCAACCATCTCATTTTTTGAATTTAGTAATTTTTCCTGCTTTCTAAACGCTTTAGGGGCAGCATATTGCAAGCTTGAGCGCATCATTCTGTTGTATTCGTTGCGGAATTCTTCGTTATTTTTCTTCCAGTCACATATCGTTTTAGGAGAAATGTTAATTGCCTCTGCAATTTCTTTGTCTGTTAATTCGCCCTGAACCATTAATTCCAGGCACTTTATCTGCTTTGGTTTCATTTCTTATGTACCCCCTTTCTATTAACATTTATTAACATTTTTTATTTTCTCTTACTTAAGCACAATAAAAGGTACTGACAACTTAATGCCAGTACCTTTTAGAGGTGGATAGTTCTCATATTCGGAGTAATATTGTCAGTTCTTACTGACTCTATCTGAGAAAATTTATTCGTACTATATGCTAGTCCGTGGTTCAACATTTCTCTTTGTTTGTTCCAGTTTATATATTAACACAGAAAAAGCGGACAAATCGGACAAACTTCAAATTTCTTTTAAAAATCTCTCTATAGCTTTTCTGCAACTTTCTTCTGTGTGATGTTTTCCCATTCTCTGTGCCACCTGAATCCAGGTTAAATCATCAAGAAATCTATACTCAATCATTCTTCTTATTCTGCTATTTTCAATTTTTTCTATAAATTCCTCAACTTCATTTGTTATCTCTAATAATTTTATTTCATACTTTTGTAATTGACTCTCTCTTGCTATAAGCAATGTCCTTTTCCTGCTATACTCAGGATATGGATATCCCTCTATCTTATAATGCTGTATACCTCCATCCCCACCTGTAACAGAATCAATTACACTCATTTGCTCCTTTTCCATTTTCTCAATCTCTCTTATTAACTTATCTCTTCTTGTTCTTATGTAATCATATTCCTGTTTTATGTCACAATACTGTATTAACGCTTCCCTAATATCTGCTGCCATATCTCTTTACTTCCCTTCTCATTTTTATAATTTTCTTGCACAATATATATATCTATGATACAATACATATGTTCTGTTTTTGAGAAAGGAAGCTGACAGCGTGGTAATTGGAATTAGGCTATCAGCTTCTCTTTTTTTGTGTGATATTATTTTGTATTGAATAAGTATTTGTTAATAGTTCTATTTTTCTTTTATCTCCTGTATTTCTGTTCTGTGCCATCCGCCATCTTTACTGTTATTTCTAATGGATACCCCTTAGCGTTATAACCTGCACTTAAATAACGTTCCTTTATTATTTCCAATGGCTTACAATGTCCTTTTTCACAATGCTGTGCTCTGGTTTTATCATTGTATTCTGTTCCACATATCTCACATATGTAATGTTTAACTTCTTTCAATATAATCACTTCCTTTCATCTCTCTCCACCAAGTAAAATCCCAGCCATTATTAGTTAACTGCTGCCATATATGATTGCCTTTGTAATATGCATTTCCTTTACTTCCGTTCCGTCTGTATATCTGATATATTCCTGGCTTATCTGGTTCTGCATCATAGCAATTATGCCACCCTTGTGCTTCCATTTTTTCTTTAAATGTCATACACTCTTCAAATTTTAACTGGCCTATCATTGTTTCATACTACTCTCTTTATCAAACTTTTCTTTTTCCAAAATTTCAATTATATAATATACTTTTCCTTTTTCAGCTCCCCATTCTTCTTTACCCTTTCCTAGTCGTAATATGCATTTACATTTAAGCTGAGGAGAATTCTTAGAATATCCATTACGAAAAATTATCTCTTGTACACTATCTTGTCTTATTTCCTCTGGAACGTCATTGCCTTGTAGCAATTCATACTCATATCTTTCGCCAAAAATACTTGATGGATATATTGTTATCGCACCAAAAAGATTCTGGAAACGTGTTTCATAATATTCTTTTATTTCTCTATATTCTTCTTTCTTCTCACCTGAAGCAATCATATCAAACCATTTTTTCTTGATTGGCAATGTTAGCATTATGAATTGCCTCCCTTTTTACCATTTTCTGTATACAAGCTCATCCTCATTCCATTCCGGATAAAGCTCCTGCAAATACTGTCTGAATATCTCCAACATCTCCTTTCTCTTTCCTTGATTTCCATTGTCTAACATATTGTGGTGGAACTGGCATCCTATAGCTCCATTCTGCGGTATTCCTAAGCCGCCTCTTGACCTTGGTATATAGTGCATAACGCTTAGTATTTGCTGTGAATACCACGTTGAACCCTGCATATTGTATTTCTTAATGCAGAAAATACACTGACCGAAGTCTCTTGCATAGATTTCCTTTCTTGCTTTTTCTGTAAATTCGTGTGCTCTTGCCTGTTTTGATTTTCCCATTTCTCTTCTAACTCTCCTACAAAACCAATTGTAATTCTATTATTCATTGCCCTGCACATCTCTAATGTACAACCTACTGAGTGTTCCCACCCTGGCGCAAATACTGCCACATCACACATATCAAGCATAGAAATACATATATTCATAATTTCTTTGTGTGTTGTATCCTTGGGAAGGTTCTCACACACCTTTACTGGGTTAATTACTGTATGTCCCTGCTCTGTAAGAACTTTTTCGATTGCCTCTGCTCTCTCCTTATAGTCGGATGTTCCTGTTACCGGTAAACTTATATATACTTTCATCTGCTGCCTCCTTTTAGCTGTTCAAGCTCTGTCTTTATGTTTTCTGCTAATGCTATAAGCCTGTCTATAATGTTGTCTGTAATATAACTGTTAGCTTCCAATGTGAATTTAATATTTGATGCCGCAGTTATAATATTATTCTTTATATCAGCTTCTGATGTGAGAGACTCAACTGTCCCCTCAACACGTTCTACTGGCATAACATCAGGATAATCTGCAATATTCTTCTGTCCTTCAACCTGCTCATCTACAGGCTCAGCTTCTGTCTTTATCGGCTTTTCAGGCTCCTGTGTCTCTATAGGAGAGGCTTTGGGAACTGTCTTTTCTATATCGTGTATCTCCTCCTGCTTTGCCTTTACAACCTTCGTTTTCTTTTCTGACCTTTTTATATCAGCTTTGGAACTGTGTTGCACCGGTGCAACTTGGGTATTTTCCTTAGGATATTCTTTAGCATATATCTGCTGCCATACTGTCTTGGCATCAGCCTCACTATTTATTATGTTCCTGCCTGCTATGTTCATTGTGGCAGTGTATACTTCCTGTGGATTGTATGTATCCTTCTCTGATGTCCTAAGGCTTACAACTGCTATATCTTCTCCCTGCTTGAAAGAAACTGCTTTTCTTCCTGCTCCCTGTATTCGTACTGAATAAATCATATCTCCCGCAGGTGCAAACATATCCACAATGTTGTCAGCATTTAATTTCTCGTGTGTAACTGCATCATATATGCTTTCATATACCTCTATATTCTCTTCACATATTTTGTATATAATCTGCTCAAGCTCTGTCTTTTCGGTATCTGTGCCCTCAGCATATATTTCCAGATCACTTATTTTCTTTTCCTCATCAACTTCCGCTTTGAGTGTCTGTATTTCCCTCTTGGAATACTCTGGTGTAAGCTCCTCATTAAGTTCATCCGGAAGCTGGAGCATAATAACAAGCTTGGCATACCCAAAACCTTTATATGACGTCTTAAGCACTGGACTGTTGCCATTTTCCGAGAACCTGTCATTAATGCTTATAAAACGTGATACCATTGTCTTATCCAGACCATACTCCACCCTGGCAAATTCGATTACGTTAGTATATGCAGACCATTTTAGAATATCTGTATCTCTTGCCAGCTTTAACAAATAGCCAATTCTTACGAACCCCTCAGCAGTTTCTTTCATCTGCTTATCAAGTGCCGTCTTATATTCATCATAATTCCTAATTTCTTCTAATTCATTCATCCTGCTTTCCCTGCCTTTCCTGCAATGTGAGCTACATAAGCCTTTAAGAAGCTGTCTATTGTCTCTTTGTCTGGCTTGGTATCCCTTATTCCATACCACTGCTGTACCTTGTTATTTTCATATTCCACTGTAATATATGGTTTATCTGGCTCATTTTCGTGCCTTATTACAAGTATTATTGCTTTATTCTGGTTATAGTTGCTTAAATACCTCTGATGGTCATCACCCACACAATGATGTAAAATACGTCCTTCCATAACAACTTCTCCTGCATCTCTTGCTGGTCTTATAAGCAGTCCCGACTGCTGCCAGGTATATTTTGTTGTAACTTTCGCTGAATTAACCTTTATCTTTGCATATTTCTCATTCATCTGTTTAATGTATTTGGCACTCTTTGCACGTTCCATCTTCTCTCTTAACTCTATGTATGTTTTGTGAAGTTCTCTCGGTCTTAAATACACTGTATTGCTAAGATCATCTCCATTAGCTTCCCTCGCTCTTAAGTAATCATCATATTCTGTAATAGCATCTGCCAGAATGGCGTGTTCTGGTATATTCTTATTAAGATAGTTCAATAGCTTTTCAGGGCTTTGGTACTTTAAAATGTGCTTTAGCTTATCTTCCGTAGGTGCAGCTATATACAATCTTGTAACAATCTCTGCATTATGCTGTGTAAATGGTATTTTTCTGTAATTCATAATTTTAATTACACTTAATGCAAGCAGTTCCTGTTCGGACTCTCTTAAATACCTTAACTGTTCAGTTGTTATTCTTAAAATTCCTGCGGCTGTTTTTGCTTTTTTATTAATATCTCTTGTTTGTCCATTCGCAAAAATTAACCTCCTGCATATCTGCATAAGGCCTATTTTGTATAACTGCTCTATCTGAGGTGCGTGTGCATAAGCAGTAAGAGTATCATATCTGGCCAGTATATGCCTTTCCTCTCTTGCACCTACCTCACTTATAAGCTTATATGCTGTTGCTGGGATGTATCTTAAATCACTTTTTTCAACTGCCTCACTGTAATTAACTTCACACAGCTTGCCTGACCTGTATATGTCAAGCTTTTTACTCTTCCACCATTTTCCTGTATTACAGCTATTGTCATATATCCTCTCATAATCTCTTCTTAAGAACTCCCTGCCATACTCCCATATCTTTTTAGTTAATACACTGCCTGGGCTTCGTACTGCTCTTACTGCGTAGGCTCTTATTACAAGTGTTTCATCTTCTGCCACCTGATACAAAAGCACTTCAAATGCCTGTTTTGTAATCTTTGCTCGCCCCCAGTTAAGCAGTGTCCCTTTTCTTTTGCATTTTGGACACTCTTTTGATTGATATCTTCGTGGCACAATATCCACCGATGGACCTGCATAAGCTTCTGTGGCTTTTATTCGCCTTGTAAATTTTTCTCCACACTGACAGCAATAATAATCTGCATAACTGCCCTTGCGCTTGTAATAAATAATATTTCCAGCTTCTATGTATCTGTTAATAGTTTCATCTAAGAGCTTTGGTTTTTCAGGCATAATAGCAAATAACTTTTCTTTTTCATTTTCTTCTTTTAACATTCTTTCTGATGTTTTAATATCAAATGCTTTCTGCTCTATTGCATATATTAAATCTTCATTATCCCATCCAGCAGGTATTTCCTTTGCATACCATTCTTTTAATAACTGCTTATCCACTCTGTCTATACTAGCTTTACTCAACTCTCCTGAATATGGTCTGTTCCAGCAAGTTGATATGCAGTCCCATTTTTGATTTTCATAATTAAAATGTACATATTCTTTGTCATTCACTGCCATTCTGTACTTTATTGCCCCTGCGATATATAGGTCTATTATCAGATGCTTTTTATTATCAATATCAATAACAGCTGCTGTCAGTTCTCTATCTGATACAGGTATTCTGCCTTCATATGCTAATATTTTCTGCTTTTTCACTATCTGCTGCCTCCAAGATAATATTCATCTATAAGCCTGTACGCTGTTGCCATTCCGGGGATACCCATTTTTACATTACTATTTCTTATGCCCGCCTGTTTTACTATATTTTTGTCTACATCATACGAATTAGTGAAGCTCCATTTTAGAAGTGCCGCTATGCAGCCTTTAATGCTCTTGCCTTTAGTTCTTACCGCCACAGCCATATCTTCGCACTCTGTACACCTCTTTTTTATGTAGGTAACCCAGTCTTCTATTATCTCTTTAGGCTGTAGTTCCTCTGTCTCAACCTCTATTTTCCCAAATGCGGCCATTAACGTAGAACATAATTTATCCACTATTCCATCTATATAGTCCTGTGCATCACCTTCATCTATGCCATTTTCTCTTGCTATAGTCATAACCGCATCAGTATCACCTTCCTGTAATTGTGCTGCTGCCACTTCGTTTATTTCTTCTGCACTGTTAAACTCTCCGAATTTATCAAACATCTTCATACTCCTTTACTTTCTCTATATGTCCTTTTAACCAGTTCCTGTATGAATGTTCCTCTTGCAGACGGAATTCATACTTATGTCCTACAAGCAGTTCATCCAATTTTCTCCATTCATCTGCGTTTGCCACATCACCGCCTTTTGCTGTTTTATAATTATTCTGCTTCCACTTGTCTGGCCAGCCGGCATTAAAAGCATTTGCCACATAAGGAGACTCTGTATATATAACCAGTTCACATTTTTCTTTCATCCGTTGTAGTGCTTTAATAACTGCTGTTAGTTCTGCTCTATTAGGCTTCATATCGTACAGAAGTTCTGTGCTGTCCAGTGTTATCGGCTCCGTGTCTGTTACAAGCTCTAATATGTAACCTATAATGCCATTCTGTACATTTAGTCCCTTAAAGGTTGTTGCTGTATATATGTTTACCTGCCTCATTGCTCCTCCTTATGGGTCATCCTGTCGTAATAGCTTGTACTCTGTATAATGCAGATAATTCATTCCTGTATAAGGGTTTGTCCCCATTACTATCGACAATGGGTCAATGAAATATCCCGGTGTTGGCTGCGGACCATTTTCTATAATCTTTCTCATAGTCCTTCTGCTGTAATCAGTTTGTTCTGGCTCAGGGCGTACCAAATTCCTTGAGCAGGAATACTTAACAAGCTCTTTCTGTTCCTGTACACTGAACATATTAAGCTGTTCGTATTCTTCCGTATTTTCTTCCGGCTGTTTAACGATATACTCGGCTAAATCTGCATATCCGCCAGTTTCATAAATATTTTGATAGTTAACGTGACCAAACCTTTCCCAACATTTTGTTATAATCTTATCTGCACCTGTAACCCTGTTTATAAGGATATGTATATGCACACCTCCGAGTGCTCCTACCTCAATTCTGTATATATACTTCACAATCTCATCAATACTCTTATATCTTGTCCTGAGACTTCTTAAGAAGCTGTTAAGGTCTTTCCTTACTTCATCAATGCTTTTCCTTGTTCCCTTCGGATACTTTAGGGTTGTCCATAGATCTCCCTCCTTAAAGTTTGCTTTTATTAATCTTCTTACTCTCTTTTCTTTATTTCTCTGGTTCTGCTTTCTAATCTGCTCCTGTGTTGCTTTCTGTCTTTTATGGCGTTTCTCGCCCTTAGCTCCATAATTACCAATAAATTTGTACTCATACTCATTAGAGCCAGGGAAGTGCCATACATCTTTTCTGTAAGCCATACCTGTCTCCTTAAATGTCCTAACTTTAATATATTTATAAAGTTACAAAGACGAGCCTGCGCACGCTTGACTTTCAGTGAACTTACACATATAATAAATATGAGATTTATCTATATGTGTTTTGAGAAAGAGCCGGTATTCCCTTGTACCAGCTCTTTTTCTATTATTCATCTATACTTTGCTTACTTTTACATATATAGTGTCTGTTATTGTTTTATCTATATAGACTTCCGCCTTTATCTTTCCGTACTCTTCTGCCAGCCTGAATAATCTGTCATACAGGTTATTATACGGAACTGCCACAAAAGATATTATCCAGTTCTTGTCTCTTTGCTCTTTCTCAAAGTGCTCTTGTGCCTGTGCATATAACATTTCTATTCTTCCTACCTGTCTCTTATTTCATCCAAGGTTTTACATAACTCCTCTAATGACATTCCTTGCCGCTTTGCAAGTGCGGCTGCACTTATGTTATAAGTCCAGATAGAAGACATCTTTATTGCATTACCTATATCCAATATTCCCTGCTGTAACCCTATTCTGACAAATTGAGGACTACAGCCCATTATTAATGCTGCTTCTGCTGTCTTTATTTTTATATTAGGCATTAGTTACTCCTCCTATTCAATAATAAAATCATTTAATCGCAGAATGACCAACTACAATGTGGATAACCTTCTCTATTGCAATATTTATCCTACGCTTCCCTTGCTTCGATTGAATTAAAATGCTCCATAATATCACCTTTTCTTATCATCTCTGCATAAAACTAATATTGTTATGCAGATAATAGTTGTTATTGCTACTGCTGTTGTGTTCATATCTTCTCCTTTTTATGGTCTTGTATCCACATCAATAAGACTTTCTGTATGAAAATACATCTTGTAATGATATGGGTCTGAATGTGTTCCTGTTATATCCTCAACAACATACATTGTGTAATCATTGAGATATATGTAATTCTTTCTGTATTCATCTGCGCCAGTTTTAACCGTACATACAAGTTCATTTTCACTATCATTGCTTATGCTCATATAGCCTTCTGCTTCCATAATGATTTTATCTGTACGTGCGTTGTATACTGTTATTTTTCGTTCACACTCAAAATAATCTGCCTGCTTTGACATATTGTAATTAACTTTATCTGCTTCACTACAACCTGTCATTGTTAATGATGCACCTAATATCAAAGCTGCTATTATTGTATTTTTTCTCTTTATCATTCTTCACTCCTTAAGCTGATCTCATCTATCTGTGGTAACTACAAAGTTAAGTAAATGTATATTTACTCTCTCTAACAAGTCCTGAGCTTCTCGGATTGTTAACCCTTCTAATGCTTTAACAATCTGAGTGGCTCTTTTGGCACTTTCACCAGTAAATAACTTGCCATCTACTATTAATTCACCTGTTGTCCAATTTCTCCATTCCTGTAATCCAACAGCATTCTCTATTCTTTCAGATAAACATTCCTGTTCATTTTCCTTAGTGCCTGTTTCATTTAAAACCTCACCAACAATGTTATCTGCCAGCTTGTCTATTAATTCATCCGTATTCTCTTTCACGCTCTCACCTCCTTGTATTGAAATACAGGGGAGTTTTTCTCCTGCTTTCCATCCATTCTTATGGTTAAATACCTTTGCCTTTTGATAGCCATCAACATATGGAACTTTTACAATAAACGGCTTTGTGATTTTCTCTCCATCAACTTCAAGTTCTTCTTTATCGTAATTAATTTTTATGCTATTCATTCTTAACCTCTTAAACTAATAATCATCAACACAACTATTGAAAAATATATTGGGAAGCTAGGATGCCTCTCTTTAAATGGTATCCTTATAACCTCATAATACTTAATGCCTGATACTTTCATTTTCTTTATAGCTGATATTGCCTGCATAAATGTCTTGGCTTTCTCTTCTATGAATGGTTCATAACCACGGATAATGTACTTATATGTTTTCTTCGCAATTGCTCTCACCTCCTTGTATGTTACTTACTTGAATATCTTGCCTAATTCTGTCACAGCTCCTATACTTTAATCACAGGCTATTGCCGTAGCCGAGTATTTTTGAAAGGAGACTTATTATGGATAAAGAATTGTTTTATCATACTGTTGCGACAGAAACTGCAAAAGCATATGTTTCAAATAATATGCCACTTTACATAAACTCTGGTTCTGCTAATTACGCTAAAGACTTTGCAGAAAAATATATTGAAGCATATGAAATTGCTAAAAATGTTGATGTTGCCAATTCTAATATGAATTAACACTCTGTCACTTCACTAATTATCTTTGCGGCATCTGATAAAATTGCTTGTGCTTTATGCACAGAAATTCCTTTATCTGAAAGAACATTTATTACATCAATAATTTGAGGTAGCTCTTCCATAGATGCCGCAAAACCCTTCATTCGTTGAGAAAATATTTCTTTTATCTTTTCTTCTCGACTCACCTCTCTCACCTCCTTGTTATATTACTTGCTTGGAATATCTTCTGTTGAAAACAAATAATCCATAGTGAAATTTGGAAATTGAGCTTTTATTGCAAGCATTTCACTTCTTTTAAACTCTGTATTTCCAGCCATTTTATTTTTTAGGCTTTCATATGTCATATTTGTTTTTTTTGAAAGTTCTTTGATTGTCATTTTCTTTCTTGCCATTTCGGCACTTAAATTATTAAACAATTTTATTCAATACTCCTTTCCATTACCCTGTGTCGTAATTTCATTATCATTATATACCCTATGTCGTAATTGTCAACCCTAAAAGATAATTTTTTTACTTTGTGGGGTAATTTTTATTTACAAATATGATGAATAGAGTTACAATCTAATTACAACGGAGGTACACATATGGGATTTACAGATAAGTTAGATTTACTTATGAAAGAAAAAAAAATTAACAAAGCAGAATTAGCAAGAGAATCTGGAGTTCCTTATACTACAATAGATGGTTTTTATAAAAAAGGAAGCGACAATGTAAAATTATCAACCTTGAAAAAGCTTTGTACTTATTTTAATTGTTCTCTTGACTATCTAGCAGATGATACTATTAATGAGCCGCAAACAATAGCCGCTCATTTTGACGGAGAAGAATTTACACCAGAAGAATTAAATAAAATAGAAGAATTTGCTAATTTTGTTAAATTAAGCAGAAAATAAATGAGAAACAAAGGGGATGAATTAATTTGACAGAATACGAGAAGTTATTATCCAATGCAAATGATAATGATGTTACAGTGTATGATGACTACAATTTGAAGGGAACAAGAATTAAAGGATTATATTGTGATGGCACTGTTGCTATAAGTAACGACTTAAGAACTCAAAAAGAAAAAGCCTGTGTCCTTGCTGAGGAACTTGGACACTTCTACACTTCCACTGGCAATATATTAGATATGTCAGACACTTCTAACAGGAAGCAGGAATTAAGAGCCCGCCTATGGGCTTATAACAAACAGATAGGCTTAAGAGGTCTAATTGATTGCTATAAAGCCAATTGTAAATCTATTCACGAAATGGCTGAATATCTTGATGTAACGGAAGAATTTCTGCTAGAAGCCATTGAGTGCTACCGCTCAAAGTATGGGGTATATGCTAAATTAGATAATTATTTTATTGGCTTTATACCTACTTTATATATTATAGAAGAATATATGATTGATGGTGCTATGATTTTTATTAATAAACACAATGATAAATAGAATTTTATTAGTTTTAAACTAATATTGTGATTGGAACCTTTAAAAATAAACATATTTACTATTGCTACGTTGTTTAAATTTTAATTAACACTATGATTAGGAGATATTACTATGAGTGAAAGCGAAAAACTAACGCAGACTGATGATAATTTTTGTGAAGAACTATATCAAGATTAGTATGAATAGTTCAGATAAAAATGAAAGTTACTCTCTTGAAGATTTGATAAAAAATAACCCTGATTGTTCTGAATTTATGTCACCAGAAGAAGCTATGAAAGAACTCGGATTGAATTAAATTTCTGACCATTTCCCTCACCTCAGCGAAATGGTCAAATATAAACAAAGAAATGATTAATATTACTACTAATATTGTATACGCTGATATGCCTGTGACAATTAAGGCATACACTATGCATTGTAATGATGATACACATACTATCGTATTAAACTCCAGGCACTCTCTGGAGCAGCTTATGAAAGCGTATCATCATGAGATGAAACACATTGAAAATGGAGATTATGACAAACAGTGCAAAGATGTTCAGGTAGTTGAAATATTTGCACATAGATTATAAATTACATTATAACTCTATAAATTTTAATATATTGGAATACTTGACAAGACTTTTACATATGATATAATGTCACTTGTTAATAGTGAATGACTGCTGGGCGGTCGCGAAAGGGTCTTGGAATTATATTCCAAGGCTCTTTTTGCATATAAGGAGAATACATATGACTGATATACCTTTTTCATCAATTGATGACCAGATTAAAAAACTTTTATCGCAAAATTTAATTATAGATGATATTGGTTACGCCAAATATACATTAGAATTATTTGGCTACTCTAATCTTATTAAAAGCTATAGAGAACCCTATGTCATTAAAACGGATTCTTCTATCCAGTATCGCTCAGGTGTAACCTTTGGCCAGATTCATTCTTTATATATGCTAGATAAAAATCTTCACAATTCTGTTATGTCTTCAATGCAAGACCTGGAAGAACATATTAAAGAAGCTGCTGCAAGTGTTATATCTGAAGCATTTGGAACCAAAGAGGAAAATTATCTATCATACAGAAATTATAGAAATAAAAAGAAAAGAAAAAAAAGATTTACCCTGCCATATATACTCGACACAATGAAAAAGACTCTTGATACTGATAAAAACCCTATTCATCATTATGCTGAAAAATATGGAAATGTTCCTCCATGGATTCTTTTTAAAAGTGTTTACTTTAGTACCATCATCAACTTTATTGACTTATTCAAAAAGGATGAATTAGTTAAACTTGCACATAAACTATATGATACTAACAGTTTAAATATATCTGATGAAGCATTATGCACATTAATGATGGATACTTTATTTATATGTTTAGATTATAGAAATACCGCTGCACATGGTGGACGAATATATAACCATAAATGTAATTACACTCTTCATAACGAAGAAATTTTTTCTGATGAAAAGCAATATATGCCACCAGGATTTAGCCAATTATTATTTTTACTCAGTCTAATGGATTATAGAAGTCCTTATATATATTTACATTTAGAGTTGGAAGAGCAAATTAATAAGCATTGCAGTAATTACCCACAGGACACAACATATTTAGGTCAAATTCTTAATATGAATATTGTTCCTCATAATATTGTATATGTAACAAAAAGCAGTAATAAATATCATTATAATAAACATTGTAGTGGAATAAAGAATGTAACTGAAATTGATTTAGAACAAGCATTAGACAATGGATATATTCCTTGTAAAAGGTGCTTTAGAAACAACTAACTATCATATTATCGGCTTTGAACCAACGTTTTATGTGTTGAAGATGTGGGAATGACTATTGACACTAATATGCGTTCAAGATACACTAATCCTGAACGTACTCTGGTGTCCTTCGGGTCCAGAGTCTTTTTTATACCATAACGCTATTATTACCGCGATGGTTTTAAATAAATAAAAGCTCCTGTGCTACCAACACGAAAGAAGGTGAACATTTTCTTTTTCTTTGCGTTCGATGAAGATACTGGTATAACTACTCCGTACCATATTGATGAACAGGACATTAGTCCAGAGGAGTTTGAATTTTTTAATAATACTATACGAAAAGTGTGGAGTGTACATGAAGATGAATGGTACTTTTCTATTCAAGATGTAATTAAAAATCTGACAAATAGTAATGATGTTAAACAATATATTAAGAAAATGAAACAACGCGACCCCGAATTAAATAACAACTGGGGTACAATTTGTACCCTGGTTGCAATGCCTGCCTCTGATGGTAAATTAAGGCGAATCCAAGCAGCAACAACTGAAGGCTTATTCCGTATCATTCAGTCGATTCCTTCAAAAAAAGCTGAACCATTTAAAATGTGGCTTGCTAAAGTTGGGAAAGAACGACTTGATGAAATGACAGATCCTGAAAAAGCTCTTGATAGAGGATTATCTTACTATCGAGAAAAGGGATATTCTGATGAATGGATTAAACAGCGATTACAATCTAAAACTATACGTGATGAATTAACAGATGAATGGAAACGTGTAGGAATCAAAGATTCTAAAGATTACGCTGTTCTTACAAATATACTTACGGCTGCCTGGTCAGGAAAAACAGTTCAAAAGTATAAGCAATTTAAAAACTTACATAAAGAAAATCTCAGGGATAACATGACTAACATTGAATTAACTCTTAATCAGTTAGCAGAAGTTTCAGCTACAGCTATATCTAAAGCTAAGAATCCTGCTGATATTTCTGAAAGCAAACAAATTGCATCAGAAGGTGGAAATGTTGCAAAAACTGCACGCAAAGAACTTGAGGCAAAACTTGGCCATAGTGTCATATCACCATTAAATGCTTCCGATCCACCATCCTTGGAAGTTAAAGACAACAAGAATTAACTAAATAAAAGCCCCTGTGCTACCAACACAAGAGCCTTTACCACGATACTTACATAAGCTGTGCCTATGATATAATACCGCCCTGAACAAGCTGTATTATATCATTCCTGACACCACTTTTGCAAGTAGGTGTTTTTTTTATACTCTAATTTAACTAATTAATAAGTTGCACCGGTGCAACTTCGATTAACGAAAGGAATGATAATATGAAATTAGCTAATGGAATGGGTAGCGTATATAAGCTATCTGGAAGAAGACGTAAACCATGGGTTGCTCGTAAAACCAAAGGCTGGGATATTGATGAAGAAACTGGAAAAACCAAACAGCTCTACATGACTATTGGATATTTTCCCACAAGACAGGAAGCACTTGCTGCTCTTATTAATTACAATGAAAACCCATATGATATAGAAATCAATAACATAACATTTGAGGAAGTATACGAGAAATGGAGCTCTGAACATTTTCTAAAAATATCTCAAAGTGGTGTAAGAAGCTGGATAAGTGCTTTTAATCATTCCAAACCGCTTCACAAGATGCGTATGAAAGATATCCGGGCTAATCATCTTGAAGGAACAATACATAATGCTAATGTTGGTGAAGCTACCAAACAACGTATGAAAAGCTTATATAATCTTATGTATCGATATTGTCTGAAAAATGATATCGTTGATAAAGATTATGCAGCCCTTTGTGAAAGTGTATCACGTGGAGAAACCAAAATAAAGCGTGTACCATTCTCTGATGAGGAGATAATGAAGCTGTGGGATAACATAACATATCCATTCACTGATATGGTTTTAATAGGCATATACAGCGGTTGGAGGCCTCAGGAGCTGGCTATTCTTAAGATAGCTGATATAGATTTAGATAACTGGTCCTTCACCGGCGGTCTGAAAACCGATGCTGGCCGTAATCGTACTATACCTATTCATCCAGCCATCCAGAAGCTTGTTAAACAGAATTATGACAAAGCCATACAAATGCATAGTGCTTATCTGTTTAATGATCAAAATGGACAACAAGGTACGTATCTTACTTATGACAAATATCGTGGTCGCTTTAATAAAGTTATGATGAAGCTTAACCTGAAGCATAAACCACATGATACAAGACATACATTTATCAATGCTGCTAAAGCAGCTAATATGAACGAATATGTATTAAAGATAATCGTTGGCCACGTTATAGAAGATGTTACAGAAGCTGTATATACCCACAGAACTGTAGATCAACTTCGTGAAGAACTTATTAAAATCGACCTTCCTAATCCATAA